CTGCAAACACTGGCGGTGGCGGTGGAAGTGGTGGTAATCCATCAGGTAACCAAGGCGGAAGTGGTGGTTCAGGTATAGTTATTATAAGGTATAAATTTCAATAGGTAAATTATGGCACATTTTGCAAAAATATCAGAAGAAAACGAAGTCCTACAAGTTTTAAGTATGGAAGATGTTCATACAGCAGATTCTGAAGGAGTTGAAACAGAATCAATAGGTCAACAATATTTAGAAACACATAATAATTGGCCTGCACATTTATGGATTCAAACTTCGTATAACACACATCTTAATCAACATATTTTAGGTGGAACACCTTTTAGAGGTAATTATGCAAGTGTTGGTTATGAATGGGATCAAGCTAACAATATTTTTTGGCCTGCAAAGCCTTACGCTTCTTGGGTAAAAAATACTACAACTGCAAGTTGGGAATCACCAATAGGTGCTGCTCCTGAATTAACAGAAGAAGAAGCAGCGGCAAATAAACGTTATTATTGGAACGAAGCTAATCAGTCTTGGGATTTGACAGATCCAGTAGCATAATATATATTTCCATTTAGAATGGAAAAGAAAGTATTAACAGAACAAGCATTATATTATGGAGATGTTTCGATGCCGAAAGGTTTTGAAATTAATTCTGATAAATTTAAAGCCGATATTTTACAAGCAAAACTTGAAAACAATAATTTTAAATTTTCAAAAAATTGGGACAGGTTAAATACATTTATTAAAGATTACATTAATCTTAAACACAAAATTAGTTTAGTTAATAAATCGACATTCGGAAATTTTTATAAACCTTTTACACTTACTGAACCTTCATTACAGGTTGATCCAGTAGATCTTAGAAACTCCCCTGACTTTGTATTATTATATGGAGTGCAAGTAAAAGATTGTTTTATTAAAATTTTTTATGACGATAATAGACGTAAAGGAAGAAGCTGGGACGTAGAACTTAAAAACAATATGTTTGTGATGTTTCCATCTACTAACATGTATATTATTGGTAATAACGATAGTAAGGATTTAAATTTTATTCAAACAATAACGTATGAATATATCTAATTACTATTGGTATTTTACTGGTGTGCTTACTCCCAAATTTTGTGATGATGTTATAAACTATGCATTGCAACAGAAAGAAGTTATGGCCAAAACAGGTGGCTATGACAATAGAAAATTAAAAAAAGACGAAGTAAAAAATATGCAAAGAAAAAGAAAGTCTGATCTAGTATGGCTTAACGATACTTGGATATATAAAGAACTACATCCGTATGTTCATGAAGCAAATAAGGCAGCTGGTTGGAACTTTGATTGGCAGAGAAGTGAGTCTTGTCAGTTTACAAAATACAGACATAATCAATACTATGATTGGCATTGTGATAGTTGGGAGAAACCTTATGAAAAAGAAGGACCTGACAAAGGATTAATTAGAAAGCTGTCTATGACTTGTCAATTAACAGATGGCTCAGAGTATACAGGAGGTGAATTAGAATTTGATTTTAGAAACTACGATCCACATATGAGAGACGAAAGTCGACATTTAAGAAGAGCAAAAGAAATTTTACCTAAAGGGTCTATCATTGTGTTTCCTTCTTTTGTATGGCACAGAGTTAAACCTGTAACATCAGGCACAAGATATAGTTTAGTAGTTTGGAATTTAGGAAAACCATTTAAATAATATGCATATAAGTAACTATTTTAATACGACTATTTGGTCAGAACAAAAACCAGAATTTGTAAAATCTTTAAACAAAGCATCTAACAAATATATTAAAGATGCAAGATCAAAAGAAAAAGCTTTTATAAAAGAACATGGTGATTTTGGAAGATCATATCATTCAACAACATTAACACATGATAATAATTTTTTGGATTTTAGAAATTATGTTGGTCAAAAGTCTTGGGATTATTTAAATCAACAAGGTTATGATATGAGTTTATACACAACTATGTTTAGTGAAATGTGGGTTCAAGAATTTGCTAAAAAAGGTGGTGGTCATCACTCTGCACACATACATTGGAATCAACACGTATCAGGTTTTTATTTTTTAAAATGTAGCAACGCAACTTCTTACCCTATTTTTCATGACCCTAGAACTGGAGCTCGTGCTACTAAACTAAAATTAAAACCTCATTCAACAAAAGATATTCTTTTAGGAAGTGACACAATTAATTATTATCCACAGCCAGGTTCATTATTAATCTTTCCAGGATTTTTAGAACATGAGTTTGCAATAGATTTTGGTAAAGAACCTTTTAGATTTATACACTGGAATATACAAGCTGTGCCAAAAGAGATGGCAAAAGATGTTTAAAGTAATAGATAACTTATTAGATAAAAATACTTTTAATAAAGTTTACAACATGTTTTATCATGATAAAAACTTTCCATGGTTTCGTAGTAGTGTGTTGGATTACAAAGACTATATGCAATTTGTGCATTTTTTTTATTATGATTATAAACCTAATTCTATTTACAATGAAATATTAGAACCCATTTATTCTGTACTAAAAATAAAAGCTTTAATAAAAGTAAAAGCAAATTATTTATGGAAGACAGATAAAATTATAGAACATGGGTTTCATACAGATGGTGCAAAACATATAACTAAAGATGATAACCCGGATTGGAAAACAGCTATATTTTATGTAAATACAAATAATGGATATACAAAATTTAATATAAATAAAAAAATTATAAAAAGCAAAGCAAACAGAGTTGTAACTTTTCCTGCAAATGTTAAACATACAGGAACTACTTGCACAGATAAAAATGAAAGAATTGTTTTAAATATTAATTATTACTAATGAAAGAATACAAATTACCTTTAGATAGTTTTATTGGAGGCTGGTTTCTCTCTACAAAAGTTTGTGATAAATTAGTTTCTTATTACAATGAGTTTAGTAAACATGCTACACCAGGTAAATCAGGTAATGGTAAAGTAAGAAAAAATATTAAAGACTCACTAGATCTGTCAATCAATTCAAAAAACTTTGATAAAGAAATATTAATTTATAGAGTTGAACTACAAAAAATTTTAGAACTATATTTAAAAAGATACCCTGAAATAAATGACTGTTCTAAATTTAATGTTAAAGAGTTTAATATTCAAAAATATAATAAAAAAGGTGGATTTAAAAAATGGCATTTTGAAAGAAGATCTCTTGAACATGCTGGAAGAGTTTTAGTTTTTATGACCTATTTAAATAACATAGATGAGGGAGGCACTATTTTTAAATACCAAAAGATTACTACCCCATCTATAAAAGGTTTGACTTTAATCTGGCCTACAGATTTTACTCACACACATAAAGGTCAAATAACAGATAAAGAAAAAATAATAGCAACAGGGTGGTTTGAATTAATATGAAGATATATAAAAATATTTTAAAAGAAAAAGAAAAAATAAAAATTTTAAACTTTATTAAGAAAGAAGTAAAAGATTTAGGCGACAACCACCCTGGTTTACAAACACCAAGTAACATGCATATAAGACCTGAAATGAAACCTTTTGTAGAAGCAGTACAAAAATATATAAAACCATATCAAATATTTAAATGCTGGGGTGTATGTTCTGTGGGAGATACAATATGTTGGCACACTCACCCTGATTCTAGATGTTCTTTTGTTTATTATCTACATAACCCAACTGAGGATGGCACTATGTTTCTTGAATCTTCAGCAAATTATGATGTAGTAAAACACACAAAAGGAATTGATAATAGTATGTTAGAGTTTGAAAATTTTAAGAAACACTCAACACCTCTTACTGCTAAAAAGATAAAAAGATATACAATAGCATTGGAGGTAATATGAGTTTTAAAAAAGATAAATATACAATAATTAGACAAGCAATATCAAAAGATTTAGCTTCATTTATTGCAAACTATTTTAGTATGCAAAAACAAGTTTACGATACTTGTATGAAAGCAAAATACTTCTCACCGTTTGAAAACATTATTGGACATTATGAAGATCCGGTAAATGGACAAATACCAAATACTTATAGTCAGTATTCTAATATTGCTATGGAAACTTTAATGTTAAAATGTCAACCTAAAATGGAAGAAGCAACTGGTCTTGAATTATACCCTGCCTATACATATGCTAGAATATATAAAAAAGGTGATGAACTTAAAAGACACAAAGATAGATTTAGTTGTGAGATATCTACTACTATGAATTTAGGTGGCGATGACTGGCCAATATATTTAAGTCCAAATGAAAATGTTGGTATACCTAATGGTAAAAATATTACACCAGAAAGCAACGCCAAAGGTGTTAAGGTAGATTTGAAACAAGGAGATATGTTAGTTTATTCTGGTTGTGAATTAGAACATTGGAGAAAACCATTTAAAGGTAAGGAATGCATACAAGTATTTCTTCACTATAATAACAGTAGAACTCCAGGTTCTAGAGATAATATGTTTGATAAACGTCTACATTTAGGCCTTCCATCTTGGTTTAAAAAATAGTATATTATGATGGAGGCAGGGCACCACCACATACCCCTGTCTCCTTTATAATGTAATTGAAAACCAAACTTTTTCATATATAGTGGTCGATTATGCTACAAAAAATAGGCTTTCAACCAGGGATTAATAAACAGCTATCTCCAACAGGAGCAGAAGGCCAATGGGTAGACTGCGATAATGTTAGATTTAGATACGGAACTCCTGAAAAAATAGGAGGATGGAATCAATTAGGGAATGTTAATGAGAATGAATTAACAGGAGCTGGTAGAGGTCTTCATCATTTTTTAAACAGCGCATCTCAAAGATATGCTATAATAGGCACAAATAGAATATTATACGCTTTTCAAGGTGGTGTATTTTATGACATACACCCAATTAAATCTACAACAACACTTACAAATGCATTTAGCACAACCAACGGGTCACCAACTGTTACGATAACTTTTAGTGGTTCGCATAGTATTAATGTAAATGATATAATTTTATTAGATAATTTTACTGCAATTACTGATTCTAATTATTCAGCTTCTGATTTCGATGATAAAAAATTTATGGTTACAAGCGTTCCAACATCTTCAACAATTACTATTACAATGCCCTCAAACGAAACAGGCTCTGGTGCAACAACATCAGGAGGCATAAGAGTTCAACATTATTATCCTGTAGGTACACCGGTTCAAGAAAAAGGTTATGGGTGGGGACTTAATTCTTGGGGTGGAGAAGCTTCTTCTGCCGTTACTACAACTTTGAATGGAGCTTTAGGAGATAATGCATTTGGAACAGGTGGTTCAGGAACATCAATTGTTTTAGCAGATGCTACACAATTTCCAGATGCAGGAACAAATTTTATAAAAGTAGGAACTGAAGAAATTTCATATACAGGAATTACAGGCGGTACAACATTAACAGGAATTACAAGAGCAGTTAGAGGAACAACAAGAGCTGCACATTCAGATGGTGCAACAGTTACTAACACAAGTGACTTTACTGCATGGAACCAACAAACAGCTGAGGGTCTTGCATTGGATCCTGGTATGTGGTCATTAGATAATTTTGGTGACAAAGCTATTTGTTTAATTCACG